AACTCAAATACATATGGGCAAGAGCTACTTCAAAGTCGGAGGAACCAAAAGCTATGACACCCTTCGTGGTAGACTCGCACAGTATCAATCTGGGAGATCCCAGAAAGAGATGGAGTTCTACGTTGACATCTTCGAGTGCCATAACTACAAATCACTTGAAACACGAATTAAAGAGGTCCTGAGACCTTTCAAGATTGAAAAGGATGAAAACAGGGAGATGTACAGACTCCATTACAAACATCTTCATACAATGATCAAAATGATGGCCGAAAACTATGGGGAAGAGATAACACTGACAAACGACCAACGAGACCAAATGAGAGAAGATACCATCAAACTACGAGGGGCTGTGTTGACCCCATTGAAGGTAGATGAGGTTGTGATGACGAGATTGTGTTGTGGGAAGGCGGTAAAAACAACAACGGTTGGTTCCTCAGAGACCATTTCAAACGCGGCGCTGGAAGAAGCGTTTTTAGATTTTTGCAGACGAGACGATTTTGACGGAACGTTTATAAGAACCGAGTTTGAAGACCATCTCAAAGAAAAGACAGGAATGAAAGATTTGAAACACAAGCAAAAATTATGGCTTTCGACGAAAGCGCTTGGTTCAAAGATGAGTCCAACACCGACTTTTAAATATCACACTCCTTAAACCTATTGATTTTAATGCTTAACAAGCATTAAAATCACGAAATTATTTTAATTATTACATTTTTGGATGTGTTTAACAAGAGAGACTTTTGTTTGTAAATTTCATTTCGGGCACTTTAAATCTTAGTTTCAAAAGAAATAATAAGGTCATAAGGAAAGGAAGGAGAAGCAAAAGAATATGTAGAGAATAAAGAAGAAATGAAAAATATATTTTTGGATCTCGATAATACATTGATATGTGCAGATCCCTTTGAAGAAATAACTGATCCTGGAAAATTCAAAGAGCGAGCATCTCACTTTGACTTCAAAAATATGGAAGATTATTATCTCATTTGTGCCAGGCCGTTTTTACAACCATTTTTAGATTACCTTTTCAAAAACTTTAATGTACACATTTGGACTGCTGCAAGTAAAGGGTATGCTTCGTTTATAATTGATGAATTTATCCTCAAAAAGGATCCGTCGAGGAAAATCAACTTAATTTTATTCGACCATCATTGCAGGGTTTCAAAAAGGGTTTATAAGAAAGAAAAGGCATCTAAAAAGCTCGAAATGTTGTGGTCCATTTGGAAACTTTCAGAATTTGACATGGACAATACATTCATCATAGACGATTTAGAGGAAGTTAAGTTGTCCCAAAAGAAAAACTGTATCAGCGTAAAACCATTCTTTTTTATGGAAAACGATAGTGAATTTGATCGAGAGTTAATGAGACTCAAAGACGTCTTACATAAATTAAAGTAATTTAATGGCTAAATAATCCATTAAAATAATCCATTAACCTCTTGACTACCGAATACACCATATTTTTAATGCAAATAAAGCATTAAAAATAATTTACGGTAGTGAAAAGGTTAAAATAATCCATTAAAATTGAATCTTTATCTAATTGTGTCTTTTGTCTAATTGTGTTTTTATTGGTCAGGTTTTTGGTTGAAGGGGCCTGAACTAATAATGATTGAACCCAAAGAATCCGTTATCTCTTTAACAGACGTGTCTTTGCCTCCTTTCACAAACACATCATTGTTGCTTATGAATAGACTATTCATATCGTCAGATATATCCGAAGTGTTCAAAATATTTGTTTTTGGTTGAACAAAATTGTCCTTCAGGTATATAATTATTCTACAGAAGTGGTTGTCATGAAGAAATTTATACAGACCACATCGATCAAACTCAGATATCCATTGTTTGATTTCTTCTATCAATCTTTTTTCATTAAGATACACTTCTGTTCCATTTTGCGTTAGAGAAAACATATTACGTGATGGGAACCATTTTAAGTTTCTATCACATGCCTCTTCTGATATCTTATCGTCATGGAGCATAAAAACATTTTCGTTCACATACTGTGATATGGCATCTTCTATTGTATCAATGGGACATTGGAAAAATTCGTTGTTTAGTCGAAATTTTTTTAGAATATTGTGCAGTCCGCATTCCAATTTAAAATAATGAAAAGTTTTTATGACATTGACTGCATAAAATTTATCCAAGTCTTGAACTCTTGTAGCGTTCATTGTTTTTAAACGTTGATCCATGTTTTTGGTACACCCAATTTTGTATATATCAATATGCTCATAAAGTTTTGTCGTTATTATATAAACATATCCAACCTCCATTTATTTCAACCTTAAGTATCTTTAAATTATTTAAATTAAAAATGCTGTTTTAATGGAAAATTTCCATTAAAACATTAGAATATAACTACTGGTTCTTCTTTAATTTTTTCCGCGCATGTACATGTTCCATAAAATTCCGACAATAATTAATATAATGGCCCAGTATTTCCAGTTTTTGTACCAAACCACGTCTTCGGTAGGTGCACCCCCTGATGCTGAAATCATTGACAAGCATTAGAATATCTACTCATTTCAATAACTACTGGTTCTTCTTTAATTTTTTTTCCGCGCATGTACATGTACCATAAAATTCCGACAATAATTAATATAATGGCCCAGTATTTCCAGTTTTTGTACCAAACCACGTCTTCGGTAGGTGCACCCCCTGATGCTGAAACATAAGCAGCATGTTTCATCGACCCATTACCATTGCCATTACCATTGCCATTACCATTGCCATAGCCATTGCCATTGCCATTGCCGTTATCGTTGCCATTGCGATTGCGATTGCCGTTATCGTTGCCATTACCGTTGACCAAAGGAGGATATATAGATGTTTGACGTCCACATCCGCTTGCACTGACTAATGGTGTTTCTTGGAGATTGATAGTAACGATAGCTTCTTGTGGCACCTCACTTTTTAAAACTAATACATAAGGTTGATATACATTATTGTCATTCCTTATGGTTAACGCAACCTGTTTCTGTATACTTTTGTAAGGCAACTCAGTCGTTGTCTCTAACATATCCTGACTAACGACTGCCATTAAAAATGGGTTATCTGTGGATGCACTTACCTTAACATCGGCTGAAAAGTTGATTAGATCAGCGTTGATAGGAACCAATTTTTTAATTTGGTCTAAATTAATCTTATCGGAGCGATTCATTCTTGTATTTTATTAAAATAGTTAATTTTTTACAGATAATTGGATTTCTTCTCAGCGTGAAATGTTTTTACTTTACTTGGCGTTAACCTCTTGACTCCCTAACCGGCGCAAGCCCCGAATACACCATATTTTTAATGCAAATAAAGCATTAAAAATAATTTACGGGAGTGAAAAGGTTAATAACTTCTGACATCAGAAAATGAATCACCCAAGAAGGCAAAGTTCATAGAAACAACGCAAGACATTTTTCTTATAGCTTTAGAAAAATCTTAATTAAGTACTATGAAACAAAAAGCTGTGGTCAGTCTTAACCTTTCTTGAACTTTAATTGGTATTGCAAGTCTCTCCACTTGAAACTTATCTCAAAGTCACAAACGGAGGCACAAGTGTACACAGGAGTAAGCTAACTTTCTTCCTACCATTGTCAAGTGTTCTGTACCGTTCCTTCTTCAGTTACGTTCACCCTGTACACTTCTGTAACTGCATCGTATTTAGAAAAATCATTATAAATTTTAATGTTGTCTGTCCCATTATATGTATCTACAAAAATATCTTGCGTTCCCGTTTTTATTTCAACCATTGAAGTATTTGTGGATGTATTTTCAATATCTTTCAAAATGGGTTCGGTATTTAATGGATTGTTGGGACTGTTTGAAATGATATCTCGCGTATAATTTATTGTCGTTTCTGTTGTCGCTGTGACTTGAACGGTCGTTAACGAAATGATTGAAGTCAAAGTAGTGTGGTCAGGAGGCGGCTGTTCAGTTGTCACTTTCGGTACAATTATATGAATTTCAGTTTCATACATTGTGTTGTTCGTAAGTCGTAAAGCATTGGAAATATTTTGAACATTGTCGTCAGTGGTTTTATCATCAATGGTAGTATTATGACCCTTGTTTAACCAAAGAGGTATCAGCCCAGGAAAATTATAATATGCCATTACACAATACAATATAAGTATAAACTGTAGTAACATGACATATGGAAGAAGTTTTCTAATAGTTTTGATCAAGCTACTTTGTTTCTTACTCGTGGTTGATTTATATACACGCTTTTCAACATCTTCATTGGGTTCATTGGGAGATACGATTTGATATGTTCCTTTTCCTCCGCCCACAATGGGCTTCATTTCATAAGAGAGCATCGGCTCTTTTTCTAACGGAGATTTAGTCATCTTTATATTTTCTGTTATTCTTTTAATTACTCTTAAATTTTTTAAGTAATCTCTAAAATATGTATGGGTTCATTTTGTCTGACATTATTGTTAACTTCAGTAATAAAATTATTTAAAAAGAAAAATTTAAAAAAGAAAATATGAATTTACAAAGCCATGAAAGGAAAATGATTTTGACATTTTTTATTTTATATTTGGCAAAAGGGATATCTGCCAACTGTCCTGTTTTTACAACATTAAATTCAACGAGAACTATAGACACCGATGCTACAAGATCTTCTTACTCTGAATGTGTAACAATTGACACAGCACACGTCTGTTATACAAGTGAGTTTAGTGGATACAGGAACTGGAAACTTGCGATAGTAATATCAGAGCAAGAATATATCGATTCATTGTACGGGAACGAATCTCTTCCGTATTTTCCGGGGACAGGCGTGGTTGCAAAAAATACTTGTATGAAAATTAAAACTCCAACTATATGTTTTATGGGAAAAAATCCATTCAATTCAGACGACAACGATCATTGGGTTTTCGCATCTGAAAGTCTTTTTCTAAAAAGAATTAAGACATCGTCAGGATTTTTTACAAAATTGAGAAGGTACATGTATGATGGTTCTCATTATGCCGATGTTACCGGGAAGGTATGTTTGTCTTGGAAATTCAGAAAAACCCCACATTTCGACAAGGATGAATATTGGCACTCTGTATTTCAATTAACCAAAAGATATGACCGACCAGGCAGTACATTTGGGCCACTTAGATATGGTATGACGAGAAACGATAAAAATATTTGTTTTGAAATTGAAAATTCTTTGAGATTCATCTTTTCAGAACACCCCGACGATGTTCTCTTATGGGATCTTAAAAATGCTTTAATGTTGAGGTCCACAAATGAAAAATCTAAGTACATTGACGCAAATTCCAAAGTTGTTCCAAAAAAGAATGTAACTTCGTTCTTTAATTTAAACGCCAAAGTGTGTATAACAAATACAGAATCGTCGTCAACGGAAAATTACATTGCCAGTATAAATTTAAATTTCCAAAACGCAGGACCATTTGCGTCGTCTTCACAAGAACTACAAACAAATTGCTTGCCTGCAACCATAAAACAATTGTCTTTTAATGATATAGTAGGCACATCTATTGCCGAAGATTCTAACTCTATACACGGTGCAACACAGACTTTAAATACACTCTACTTTGTATCCAGAGACAAACAAATAGGGTACAACTCACTTAATAACCCCAAATATTTTTGCAATAAATTTCAAGAGGCAACTATATGCTTGAATACAAAAACCTTTGAGTTCCAGATGAACACCAGTGAATTACTTACAACTTTTCATTTTCATCCTTCATTGTATGTTCCTCCATATAAAAATGTAACTTCAGATATTCACAGGTGCATTAAAACATGCCCTTTTGAAGCTTGCTTTACTGAGAATAACAGCGGACAACCCTGGGTTTTGGTTAGCACAATGTATTTCAAAATTAATCCATAAATTAATGATTGTTTTAAAACTTTTTCTATTGCACTGCGGACTTCCAGTTCTGCATTTTGACCCATCTACGTACGTTACTGTGGAAGGGTCCCTATTTTTTAGGCATAAAATATATTTTAATGACATTTTTGTCATTAAAATGATAAGGTCAAAAACGTAGATTTATTTGAAACAACCCTTTGATATTTCTAAAGTTATAAAGAAGCTGTATCAAAAGAAAGAATGGGTATTAAAAACCTGACAAAGTTTATCAAGGAAAATAAAAAATGTCAAGGTGCACAAGTGACCGCACCTTTGAATATTTTTGCATTCACAAAAATAGCTATCGATACTCCTATGTACATGCATAAGTATAAGAGTATTAACTCTGCAAAAATGGTTGAAAATCACCAATATTACAATCCTGATGGTTGGCTATGGTCTTTTATACACTTAGTTTACTCATTAAGGAAGAATGACGTTCATCCGGTATTTATTTTAGAAGGAGGGTTCCCTCCAGAAAAAGTCAAAACCCGAGAAGCGAGGAAGAAGGACAGGGAAGATGTAAAGAAGAAAACAGCGTCCTTAGAGGAGAGCATCACGTCGTTTTGTGAAAGTGGAGGCATGAATGGAGGAATGACACCTCCAGAAGATCTTCAAGAAGAGTGGAATAAAATTGCAAAAAAGAAAAATTTACACTTTTCGGAATTTGATTTAGATTCTGTTAAAGAACAAGTCAGAATGCGCCATAGATATGATATGGCGATTCGAACTAGAGACTACAATAAACTCAAAATATTGTTAAAAATTTTGGGTACTCCCTTTATACAGGCTCCTATGGAGGCAGAAGCTCTATGCGCATATTTGTACAAGAAGGACGTAGTTAGTGGTATAGCTTCTAATGACAGCGATATTTTAGCTTATGGATGTAGTCTGATCACAGATTTTCAATTTTCAAATGACGATGAGGGAAATAAGATAGTAATGACAGACCATTCTGCACTAACACATTTGTTAGACTTGAATGCGGAACAATTTTTGGATTTCTGTATTATGTGTGGCACCGACTACAATGAAAATATTTTTCGCATCGGCGCTGTAAAGTCTTATGATTTAATTAAATGCCACAAAACAATCGAAAGTGTAGGAAAATTTTTAGATCCCACTGACCGTAAAGGAACAATTCTCATTTTGAACCACAACAGAGTTCGTGAAATTTTTCAAAATTACGGAATGTCTTCTAATTACGATAGTGAAATGGATTATCTGAAGAATAAAGCTGTTTGGTCATCAGCACCAGACTTTTATCTTCTTTGTTTGTTTGGAATGAAACTAAAAATGACCATTGATTTTGATTGGATGAAAGAAGGGTTTGAGAAATGCAACGTACAATGGGAGGGAGGAGCAACAACAATAGTTGCTAAATCTATGAATGAAGACCATTTGGATGCCGATATTAATGAAGAAGATGATTACTTTCCAATATTTTAGTTGATTACTTTCCAATATTTTGATGATTTTGAGGCTTGAGTTTAATGGTTGCAGAAAAATTTACAGTCTAGAACTAAATAGCCTTGATTATTTAATGACTGAAAGTCATTAAATATTACCACTTTTTATTATCAAAGCAACCCATACTGCAGAAGTATACTTTCTTTCCTTTGTAAATACTTGAACTTCCTTCGCCTGGAAGTATGGCCTTTTTACATTCGAAACATTTAATTTCTTCTTCCTGGAAATACTCGGGTTCAATCAGATTATTTTCTAGTCGCAACAGTTCAGATTTTATTAACTTTATGAGAGCCCCCTCTGCTTGTGGTGGTGCTTCTTCTCCTTCTTCGTTTTGTTCGATTTCTACAATTCGTTCAGTTCTAATTGGTCTGGAGTAGACGGATAAAAATCGTCTAACAAAAGTATCTGAAAAATCTTTTCCTGTGTATCTATTAAAAACATCTTCTTTTGAAAATCTATCCAACAAGTCATTTATAGGGAAGCAAAATACGTCTTCAGAGTCGTCATCGGGATCTGTATAGAAAATTAACTCTTCATCTGGGACGTCTCTCACTTCGTTAATGTTAGTACAAGCGTTTTTCCACTCTGGAAGTCCAATTATTATTTTATCATCTCTCCCTTCTAACCGTATGTGTTGCCCTGCGTGGAACGGACGAGTATTTTTTCGTTCTGGGATAACGTGATACATCACGGTATAATTTACTAGATCTTCAAAGACTTTTTGAATTTGTATGTGGAGAATATTGTTAACTTGTTCGATTGTTGCCTTTGGAACACGTTGATCTGCGAATATTTCTGGTAATTTTTCTTTTTCGCTCAGAAGAGGAAGAATTTCGGGTTTGTATTGCATTTTCCCAAGCCGTTTTATAAAAACTGAAGACACGAAACTTATGTTTGGGTTAATGAATACAATTAGATCAGCAGCCTTCATAAAAAAATCTTCAGTATTGTAACTCAGGTCCACGATTTTCTCGACGATATTTGTTAAAATTCTGTTACTATACAGAAGATCTGCATTAGAAATGACAGATGACAGTGCATTAAGTATATTATTTTTAACAACAGTTTTTGCGTCAGAAGGAACATCAACAGATTCTAACAATTCTTGTCTTCTTTTATCTGAATTTCCGAGCCAATTGTCAATAAAATTTTCTTCGGCATCCAAAATATCAGCAGTTTGTACGATAAATCCCTTATTCTCAGTCAAAATACCTACTTTGAACCGATATTCTTCTTCTTTTCCTCTATTTTTCCAAGTTACGTGTAAGACGTCGCCGTCTTCATTATAGTATTTGTCAACTCCGTAACATTGAAGACGAAAGTATTTTTCTTTTGGTCTGTAAAACTTTTCGACTTCGTCACTTGTAAGTGCAAATCCTCCGTACGAAGATACATGTTCGTAATAGTCGGTTCTGATGAAAAATGTGTCATCGAAATTGTCAGAAACAGGATGAACGAAGACATCCTTAACTTGATCCTTGATCCAAGGGAAAAGTTTGTAAAATTGGAGACACGTTTTTAATTTTTCCTCTTTAAATTCACCAAATGGAATAGGTTGTAATCTTACCCTTCTGTCTCCTTTCATTTTTAATTGTTCTCTTTCAGCATTAAATGGTCTGCTTTTTCTAACGCTTCTGAACACAGGCTTGTTCTTTAACACTTTTCCACGACCAATTCCTTCATCCATG